GCTTTTGCCGAAGCATCGTATGCTTGATATAAGGCACGGTTAAAAGGTTTGCGTACAGCCATTGTCTTTCCTTTTGGTGGTGCTGGCAGTAGGACTTGAACCCACAACCCCCTGATTACAAATCAGATGCTCTGCCAGTTGAGCTATGCCAGCGAATGCCTCCCCCACAGGATTCGAACCTGTAACCTACAGATTAGAAGTCTGTTGCTCTGTCCAGTTGAGCTAGGGGGAGTATCTCAGTTATTCACCGTCGATGTAGTCAACGGCTTCTTCATAGTAATGTTTAGCAGTATTACCCGCTTTCTTCGTCATGTCAATGCCAAAGGCAATGGCATTTGCAGCAAAGGTTACAGTAACAATCCCTACGACAAGGGCAGAAATCATAGATGCGAACATCTTTTAGTCCTCATGTTAAGTCAACTATTTCACAGACTTCACCAGTGCAAGCAAACGTTTGACTGCCCTTGGTGTTATCCTGCTTCTCATACTCTGAAAGCTTCGACCAGTCAATAGTCTTTGGCATAACCGAAAGCAACATTTCGTAGTCTGACTTTCCTACTTCTTGATAAGGTGCCTGTTGATATGTGTGCTCGTTGTAAGGCAGGAACGATACACCAGACATCTCGTCAAAATGTTTGTAGACAAAAGCACCAACCTCAAACCATTCGTCTTTACGTACATTGATAGTGACAGACGGTTTGTGTTCGCACCAGTGTCGCTGATACATAAGCCACATTTCTAGCTGGTCAATAGCTGACAGGTCAGAAGTAACTACAGCATTCTTTGGTGCTTTAACAGGGAACGAGAATACTGTGGTAGTCTGCGGCTTCATTACACAAGGCTCTGATGGGATGCCTTGATCTTGCATGAACTGCGTCAACGGGTCTTTGTTGTCTCCTCTGACAGTTCTAATATAGTAGTGGCTATGCCTTGCGTGGATGCCGGATGCACTGTCAACTAGTTGCGAGACAGTTCCAGACGGCTTGACACAAGTAATAGCAGCAGAAGAGTTGATGCCTAGCTTAGAAGCCCACTCAGCATTTGTGTCAATTGCAACTTTACGTAGATGTTCAAGTGTCTCCCCAAGTCCTTTGTTTTTAGTGGTCATTAGTTTATTGTCCATGATGCCAGTAAGGCTGACACCAAGGAGACGTTCTTCTTCTGTGTTCTTCTGCCAAATCTTACGCAGGTAGGGGAACTTAGTGTAGGTACTCTGGATCGTGCCAAGGATAGTAGCTAGACGGACCTTACGTGTCAGGCTGTCAATGTCATCCGTTGCACGAACAACTACCTCAGTGAGATTGCAGAACTGATACGGACGCAGGATGATCTCAGAGCATGGGTTAGTGCCAAACTCAAAGTTAGGATCACGACGACCATTCTTATTGGCTTGCTTGACAGAAGCTTGACGGTTGAAGATGCCACGTTCACCAGAGCCACTCTCTACAAGAGCCATCCACTCACGCATGAAGCTGACAGCATCAGGCTTCTCAGTGTACGACACAGAGTTGTTAGCCAAGGCTCGTTGTGGCTCATTCTCCCACCAGTTACCAGACTTAGCATGACGCATACGGTCATCACTAAGGTTGGACAGAGAAATCATAGCACTGCGACGAACACCACCAACAACTACAACCTCACCAATCTTGCACATGATGTCATGGCATTCAATGGACGACAGCTTACGGTGTTGTGCTTCCTTGAACTTAGCAATGACAAAGTTAAACAGGTCAACAAGAGGGGCAGGACCAGAAGCACGGCCACCAAAAGTTTTAAGACGAGAGCCAGCAGGACGAACACGTGACACATCCCACTTAGGAATCTCACCGCTGTAGAGGAGTGCGATCACCTGACGCAGAGCCTTTGCCCAACCCTCCTTGCTATCCTTAACGACGACAACTGTGTCGCTGTTGAAAAGCTGTGGCACCTCAGGCAGCTTCGACACGAACTGACGTTCAACGGAGAAGCCAACGCCAGTGCCGCAGAGCAGGATGAACATCGCTTCATCGAAGGACTTAGGGTCATCTACGGGTAGGTAGCTGCAGTTGTAGCCAGCTGTGTTGTCACGTTCAAGGGCGGGGCCAGCAGTCATTACGGCCCTCATGGAAGGCATAATCTCAAGGTTAGAGATAGCCTCTTGGATTTCCATGAAGACCTTATCACCCACCAATGTGCCGACAACGTTGTCCATGTACCTGTCAACTGTTTCGGACCAGCTTTCACGGCGGTTATCTTCCTCAAGCCAACGAGCATAGCGGCTGGTGTGGATGAAGGCTTGGTAGTCGGTGGGTAGGCTGTTGTTCATTATGGTTCTCACACTAGATCGTTTAGGTTTACTTTTGGGTAGTCAGTGTTCTTAATAATCTTACCGTCTTCTCGTCGGTTAACTGTGCCATCAGGCTGTACGCATCTGCCCATGTTGTTAGCATGAACTCTACGGAAGGACTCGTCTACGTCCCAGCCATTAGCAAGAGCATAACCATATATGACATAGAGTAGGTCTGTCAACTCTTTTAGTTCGTTGGCACGGTCCATGTGCTGTCTTGCCGCTGCCCACTCATTGAACTCTTCGTTAATGAGAGCAGCATACAAATAAGGTTTGGGTTCCTGACCAACAAGATCAGTAAACTCCATTACCATACCAATGTAAGTAGTTGGCTTACACTTCTTCTTTTTAGCAAAGGTATCAGGCGACCAGTAAGCAAACAATTCTAGCTGATCTTCCGCCATGCTGTCAATATCTGATTCGTTAATCATTCTGTTTGTTCCTCCCACCAGTCATACTCTGCATCAAGATTGAAGTAGTCGTCGAGGTCAATCAAGCCTTCGTCAACAAGGAACCTGACGACTGTACCTTCTGCTATCTCGTTCTGCTCAAGCAAAAGAACGATGCCGTAGTTCTCTACGAGAGCCTCAATTTTATTGTCAAGTGTAAACAATTTAGTTCCTCACGAAAGGAAGAGGGACATTAATTTCAATTGGGTCAATAGACTTAGTGAAATGTACAACCATACCGTAGGCTTCATCAAATGACTCAAACCAGATTTCATCATGGATAAGTTCTCCTCCGTATTCTACTAGGCAAAGGTTGAAGTAATCGTCACTGTCCTCGTCTTCCCAAGGACCAGATATTACTTGGTGAACTTTAATCCTCATTGGACTTTTCCTTTAACCATTCGTCAGGTATTGTTTCTTTCGCAAACTTAAACCCGTTCTTGTAGCACCAGTCAGCATACGTTGAACGAGAGCCTTTGTTAAGCTTGGTGTTAGGATTGCTGAAGACAAAACGAATGTCAAGGTCAGGATGTTGTTCCTTGACCATTAGATGTTTCATTCTGTCTGACGGGATGAACCTTCCCTTTGTCTCTACAATAATACCATTAGGTAGCACAAAGTCAGGTGTGTAGGTCTTCTCCCTTGTGTCAAGCCAAGGGATTTTTTGTTGCTCGTATTTGAACTTGACGCCTTTTTGTTTTAGAAACTTAGCTGTTCTGGATTCAAGTCCAGACCTGTATCTAGGCAATAGGTGGCTCCCAAATCTGACATTCGTATCTGCGAAGCCAGAGCAGCCTCGCATTCTCTATGACCCTTTCTACATCACCGGAGTATGCTTCTACTACACGGTCGAATAGGTCTGTCTCTTTGTCAGTCTCTGGTCCTAGCAGCAGGTCGGCCTTCTTAGGTCCGATGCCATACAGGCCAATAATATTATCTACGTTGTCACCAGTCAGTATCTGGGAGTAGAAGAACCGTAGTCCTTCTGTCTCTGAAACATTACGTAGTGTCCTGCGATTTGGATTGTAATGCCAGCAGGGAATCTGAAGCATATCTTTGTCAATAGAAATGACAATGGTTTCAGGTCCAGCCTTGGTGGCCCAGATGCCAACCAGATCGTCAGCTTCTTCGTTCTCTGATACCTCAGCATTCCAGTTGTCAATGAGGTGCTTTCTTACACCGTCAAGGAACTCAGGTCTGTCCTTGCTTTTCCTGTTGCCCTTGTACTCAGCAGCTTTGGCTATGTCGTAACGGAAGTTGCCCTTGCCTGTCAGGAATACTTTGACAAGACTGTCGTCTGTATCGTCATAGTCCCAGAGGACAGCTTGGATAGCCTCGACAAGAACATCGTCTACTTTGTCAATGGCGTCATCAATGGTAAGGTCTTGACAGGAGTAAGCTGCACGATAAGCCATCGTGTCACCATCAACAATAACCTTGGGTAGCTTATCGGACATATTTCATATTCCTTATGTGTGAGCAGTTTAGCCTCATGCTCAGGAGGTAGTATCACCAGCGATCTTCTGCAGGTGCAGCTGCTTCGTAAGGAACATGGTTAAGAATACCAACCTTCTCAATCTTCACAGAGGCACGGGAGCCTTCACCGTAGATCGAAATCTTAACCTTGGCAGTGGTTCCATTACCAAGCTCACCATCTTCCTGAAAGGACCAAGGGATATTGGTAGTGCCTTTGGTTACGGAGGGAGCACCACCTAGTCCTTCATAGCCGGAAGGGTGTACGTTAGGACGCTTGAGCTTTACGCCTTTGCGTCCGTTAGCAAAGTCGAACTCTTTAATCATGGGGTTGCCCATAGAAGTCTCAGGGAAACCAAGCTTAACCATAGCGTTGAGTTCTTCTTCATCCTTTGGCACGAAGACAACATTGAACTGACCTTGCGTAGCTACATGGTAGTCAGAGTTGTCAATGTTATCAGGGAAGAGCCGTGCGTAGTAAAGCTCACCCTCGAAAACACCGTACTTAGTCTTGGGTTTAGTCATTGTCATGTTTAAGAACCTCTTGTTCTAGGAGTAATACATAGATACGTCTGATGATATAGAATGTCAAGTAAATAATTGCAGGGATGTATGCAATTAGCCATGTTTTTATCATCAGTGAGTCTCGTACCAGTTAGTGCCGATGTTCGTAGAGCCAGCCAGAGGACACATGATATTCAAGTCAATGCCTGTGTCTACGATTGCGTTACGTTGGATGATGCCAAGACGTTCAGCATCTGAATGACACCCATTAACTTCTGTCTGCCATTCGTCATGCGGCCAAGTGACAAGCTTGAACTTGATGCCTTCGTAGGCTGCTTGTCTTGTCCAGCGGATAGCTGCATGTTTCATCACGACAGCTTCACCATTCTGTAGCATACCAGCCAGTGCCTTGTGCTCTGATGGAACAGGAACCTTGCGTCCGTCTAGTCCTTTGAACCAGCCACGGGATGCAATAGATGGGATCACCCGCTTCTTTAGATTAGCTAGTCCGTTGATGGATTGCATGAAGTTTTCTACTGCCTGTTGAGCCTCCTTGTTATTGACCTTAAGGATTTGTGCAACCTTGGCAGTGCCTGCGCCTAGGAGAAAGGCATAGATGAATGTCTTTGCCATATCCCTAGTAACATGACTGATGCCAAGGGCCTTGCGGTTCAGGTTGTGGATGTCAGTCTCGTCTTCTTTCTTACCGGAAACGATAGCGTGTACGTATTCCTCAGACTTCATTAGGTGTGCGAGGATACGAAGCTGAATACCTTCAGCGTCCGTCCCGACGAGGTAGTGATTGTCTGGTACACACCACAGCTTTCGGAAGTCTCCGTCATACTTTTCTTTAACTCTTTCAACAGCAGTTCTGGCTTCCCCGTGAAAAGCCGCAGGGATGTTGGCTTGGTTGGGTGCTGAGTGTGCCATTCGTCCAGTCCAAGCTCCGATGTGAGTGAACCTTCCGTGAATACGTCCGTCATCTTTACAGTGTCCTATCCATTCTACTAGGCTGCTCCTGCGGCCTTCAAGTGTCAACCATTCTGCAAGCTTCTGACCACCCTCAGGTGCATCATCTGGCAGGGTAGCTAGGTTATTCTCAGAGAGAGTCCAGCCATACTTAGCAAACCGTTCTGCTTTACCAGCGTCTACGGTTTTTTGTTTGTTGTCTCTCATGTTCCATGTGTCCTTTCGTCTTCTCGTATGGTTGCCAGCCTGCTTCCCATAGCCTGTCGATCCTCTTCATTGGTGATGCAGGATCAAAGGCAATCAGATCGTAGCAGACAAGCTCATTAGGAATGACAGATTTGTCCAGCCTTGTCATCTTGTACTGACGCATGGCTCTGTCAACGTTGGCGTACAGAGTACCGTCAGCCTTCTTGCGGTAGATGATACGATTAACTTCTTCCAGCTGAGGAGGGAAGTCCTTCTGGAAACCAGCTTCAAGCTTGCTCATTCGCATAAGCACATCGTCTAGTAGTTCCTGTGCCTTGGTCTTGTTAAAGTAGAAGCCATTGTCTGTCATCTGCTCGCACAGGATTTGGATGTCATGCTCACAGCGTAGTGCCTTCTGCCACTCAGGTGCTTCGATTTCTTTCTTGAACCGTCTGTAGAGAATTGCTGTTACTGTTACGTCTTGGTGGCAGTACTCAATCATCTCTTGTGACAGGTTAGAGAAGTCTTTGAAGTCTCCCTTGTAGTCACCAAGTCTTTGACCCCAAGCCGCTAGGCTGTGGCCGTTGCGGATGTCGTAGTTCAGGAGCCGTGACACAACAAGAGTATCGACAACCTTCTGCAGATCAATGGTGCCAGCACCAAGGAACTTGTTGATGATCTTGGCATCGAACCCAATACCATTATGCATTACGATTTTGTCATATGTCATAATGAAGTTACGGAACTTGTCAGCCTCACTGTCGTCCATGTCTACGTTGAGGTACTGTGTCTTGACGCCAGTATCCAAGTCTTCTGCACAGATTACCCAAATCTTTGTGGCATCAAGTGCATCTGTCTCAATGTCAACAACTACGGTGCTCATTCATCTTCACCTAGTACACGGTCAAGAAGCATAGAGAACAAGATAAGGCTGAGAGAATAAGGCCAGAAGATCGACCCAAGCATTATCTTCATTTTGTCAGGCTCTTCGCCTGCCATGTGGATGATTGCTCTTGTCGACAGGTAGTGGTTAACAATTCCCAAGAAATAAATTACAGCTGCGATTGTTGTCATCAGTAGTCTCCAAACTTCTCGGCTAGTGTGAATGTTTTTGTATCAAAGTACAGCTGACCAGCGTATCCGGTGGGTCCGACAGGTCTGTTCTTTGTCACAAGTAGCTTAGTCGTATTACGTTCTTCTTCGTTCTCTGACATCTTGTCTCGCTGTAGTTCTACCACAACGGATGCCCTCTGTTCAATCATGCGACAGTACTTGACAGCACCATCGTCATTCGTGTGTCCGATGGTAACGATACCAACACCAAGCTCAGCTGCAAGCTTTGACAGACGTACAGCCAAGTCAGCTAGGAATTGTTCCTTACCTACCTCGTCACCCAGACTTGCTGCAATGTCTTGGATAGGCTCAAAGAACACATATCGTACACCACAGGCTTGTGTCAGATACCTGATCTGTGCGAGCAAGTCAAGCGGATTGTCCTCGTCATTGAGGAAGAACTGGTAGTACTTCTCACCGACAGTCAGCCGCTGGATTGCATCTCGTACACTTGTGTCAGCTGACTTGTCAGCAATCAAGTCCTTGCGGGTTACGTTGTCCCTCAGTTCGTATGACACAAGACCGAGAAGACTACGGAGCTTTGTCTCTTCCATGTGCCAAGCCGCAATGGGAATGTCAGGGTGGTTCTTGAGGATGTGGTACTCAAGGTAACGCATGAACTCCGTCTTGCCGATACCAGTGTGTGCCTTGAACAGAGTGAAGTGGCCCTGCATCAAGCCCATGCACAAGCTATCGAAGTCATTGATACCTGTCTCTACATAGACATGGTTCTCTGCCTTGTCGTACAGCTTGAGGAACTGCTCAGGCGTGTTGTAGATATTCTCAGGCGTATACTTCTTGGCATTGAACCAAGCGTGGAAGAACTCACGCTTCTTACCAGCCTCAAGGAACTCGTTGGCGTCCTTGTATTTGTCATGCTGCACCCGATAGACTTTGTTCGGGAACATATTGGCGATACGTTGTGCGATAGCATTACCACTGTCGTCATGTTCAATGGACAGTACGATCTTGTCAAAGGACTTGAGCCAGTCAGCTACATTAGCCCAGAGCTTGTGGCTTGGGGTGGCACTAGGCAATGACACAAAGGCGGCAGGGAACTTGTCGTTGTGGCACATCTCGTATGCCGACATGGCGTCAAGCTCACCCTCTGTAATCGTAACGATCTTGCAGGTCCCTGCATTCCACAGGTCCATGCCAAACAACTCGTCAGACCGTAGGCCACTGGCACTGAAAGCCTTGGGGAAGCGGCGGGTCTTGATACCGCCAGAAGGGTAGGGATACTCCTGTTTGACAGGCTCACCTTGGTTGTTGAAGTATGTCTTGACCTTGTAGACAGACATGGTTTTCTCAGAGATGCCTCGCACCTCAGCATACCTAGCTGTCAGAGGGCCTGACACAACATCGTCTTTGTATACTACGTTCACGGGTTCAACCTTCCAGTCATCATGCGATTGGGTAGGGTATTCGTCAGCCGCCCAATCAAACAGCTTCTTCATCTCTCTTGGGTACTTACTACCACAACTATGACACCGACCGGAACAGCTGTCAATGTTGTAGCTGAATGCATCAGAACTTCCACATGTTTCGGAAGGACAGGGCAGGTGAGATATCCAACCCTGACTGTCTGGTGTTTTATTTATAAGCATTGCATTTTTCCTCTTGACAGTTCTGATTTTGGCTGTATCCTAGGGCTGTCCTTTGGACAGGGTATATATGGTATACCCACTAGCACCTATCACCAATCAAGATAAACAATATATCCATAGTTCTTCTTGACGTACTTGATAGCAGCTTCTTCTTCCTCTTCTGACACAGGGATTTCAAAGCCATCCCAGTCAGTACCAGCAAACACTTCGAACACAGGTTGAAGACCACTGTTAGCAACACCATGTTTGATTAGCTTGACAAATACTTCTTTGTCACCAAAGTCTACTGTCCATTCTTCATCATACATCTTACCACTTCCTTGTTCTGTAGTAGGTCCAGCTGATAACACAGTGATCTTTTCCTAGCACAAAGTCTATCAACCAGACAATATTAAATTTGTTATTCCTCTTCAGTTCCCAGTTCCTTGCGCTCACTGTCTCGCCCAAGTTTCCTCCAAACACTACGTTTATCAACATGCTCACCCCAGTCATTACTCTCACTAGGTATGTCATACGCTGACCAATCATCGTGCGGGTCACTGCGATTGGCTTTCGCTTTCTCTTTAGCTCTGTTGCGTTCTTCATCTGTCATGTCTCGTATGCTTCTGTTGATACTGTTACTCACAACTATGATCCACCAATGCTTGCCATGACCAAGGAAATAGCTTGCCCATCTCTTCCCCAATTTGATAGGCAATAAGCCGTGTCTCATACTGTGTGTCAGGTGCACGGCGAAGATTATACATGGCAGCAAAGGCATCAAGACTACCTGACCAATACCACTCAGTCATGGTGGACTGTGGCAGGACCATACGGGCTTGTTCTGGCGCTACACCTTGTTCTAGCAGGTAGTTATAGTCATTCCTTGCACATTTCATCAGGCTTTCCACAACGTCAGGGTCAATGTCTTTAATGAAACCTTCACTGCCCTGCTTCTTGTCAGCACTACGGCCCCGCCACTTGTCAGGAACATAGAACTCAGGTTCATCGTCAACGTATCTGCGACTGATCTCATTCCAACGCAAGAACTTGTGCTTGACTAGCTGTCGTGCTACGAAGATCGGAGCCTTAACGTGGAAGGATGCAAAGACATGACCGAAAGGTGAGATGTGCTTGTGCTTTGCTAGGTATTTGATTAGCTTAACATCTTTTTCTTCAAGGTGCCAGACGCCAAAGCGGTTCTCATACATGCTAGACTTCTTGCCAAAGCTAACCCTTGCGGCATTGACAACAGACAGGTCAGACCCCATGTGGTCAATGTAAGTTGCTTTAATCTGTGTCATTCCTCTACTCCACTATCTTCCCAAGGCCACTCCTCAGGCATCTTAGTCACCCAGATCGTATCCCAGTTAGGGCCGCTTGTCCTTGCTTTTGCTCGTAGCAGGGCTTGTTCTTTAGTTGCACCGTAGTAGTGCCACCGTTGCCCATGTTCGTAGGAGGTGGCTACCCACTTCTTTTCGTCATCAGTAGGCTTGTCTTGCATACTCCAAACCTTCCTTGATTGTAGCTTTGATTTCTTCGTCAACCGATGTAAACTTAGACAGATTCTCTTGTGCTGTTATAACTTGAAGATTACCTGACCAGTGAGGACCGCCATCTGACAAGGGCCACATATGGTCTACATGATAGACAATTCCAGTAGCATCTGACAAGACCTGTCGTAGCTTGTAGATTTCTTGAAGCCGTTTCTTTTCCTCTTGACAATCTCGTAGAAACTTAGGGACAGCGTTTCTTTTTAAAGCCCTACGTTTAACAACCCGTTCTAATACAGCTTCCTTGTTAGCTTGCTTGTAGGCTTTAGAATACTCAGATATAGCTTCCTTGTTAGCTTCCCTGTAGGCTTTCTTCCGATCAGCTATAGCTTCCTTGTTAGCTTCGTAGTAAGCTTTACTTCTCTCAACTACAGCTTCCTTGTTAGCTTCGTAGTAGGCTTTTATAGCTTCTTTGTTAGCTTGATACCAAGCTTTCCTTCTCTCAGCTATAGCTTCTTTGTTAGCTTCACGGTAAGCTTTATCATACTGACGTCCCTTTTCCTTGTCTTTATAAGGCACACCATCTCTCCTATGTGTTCTCAATATACTCTTGCGGAGTAGGGTAACCAAGGTGCTTGCCGTAGGCTGTCAGCCATTCTGGTTCGGCTGCAACTAGCATCCCGTAGGACATGACCTCACGGGAGTATGTGTCACCTGCTTCAAAGCTGCCATAGGTGAAGTCACTCTTTGCCCAGACAAACCATCGGGCGTATTGATTGGCTTTCTCTTTCTCTGGCATTTGGTATGTCTTGCACACGTGCCAAGTAAAGTTTCCATCAGGGGAACGGAAGATAGCATAGGGCTTATCTACCGGACGGGTCTTTGCGAATTGATTAGGCATTGTCCTAGTCCTCTCTTTGGTTAGAGTTAAACCAAGCTAGATTTGATTTCTTCAAGGCGAGCCATAGCAATCACATGGTCACGATAGGCCTCAACCAACTTGCGCTCTGCTTCCTTGGCTGCAAGTTCTAGTCGCTGCTTCCTAGAAGGGGTGACAATGATATTGTTTTTTTGCAACCATTGATAACGATACACAATCCTGTGAAAGTATTCATTGAGGTCATACGTCATCTGCTTCAACGTTTTTGTCTTGTAGTTTTCAACAATGTAGTCATCAATATAGACGTAGTTATACGTCATTTTCTCAGCCTTGCTGAAATGCTTGGTATGCTTTGCATACAGCTTGGGTTTAGCTTTCATCACGATAGGTTTATTTGTCATAGTCATAGTATAGTCCTTTCTCTGGTTAGATGTTATGGACCCGTTTCCATACGGTCCAAGTGATTGCTTGCATCTCATGGGGCTTGATACCTGCCCGCTTAGCTGCCCGCACATAGGCGTCCTGCAATTCACGATACAACCTGACGCCAATATTGGTTGCATCCTCCGTCAATCCTACACGGTAACCCCGTGCAATATTCAAGGCATGACCGTCAACTGTCACCTCATTCAGACCCATAATGTTAGAGTAGAATGATCTAATCTTCTGCCCATTAAGCCTGACAAGTATGTCATCATCAACAGTTAATTCATCGACAAGGATAGACCATGCCTTTTCCTTCATGCTGTTGTATGTCGATACCTTGAAGTCAGACAGACAGTCCCCTTTATACCATGCAATGCACATATTGAAGGCGTCAACCTTGTTTCTTTCCCACCTATTGTTAGGGCTTAGTGCCGCCATGACACCCACAACCGTAGTGACAGGAATGTCTAGCTGTTTACTGATACGCTTAGCCTCACGCTTAGCCCTAGCGTACCATTCAATGCCATGTTCTACGTCCTGCATTGTTGCCTGACGGTAGACCTTCAGGATATTTCTGACATACTGTGTCACAGCTAGTCCTCCGGTTATGTTGTCTATAGTGAGGCATACTCTTCACCGTGTGTCAAGCACAAGCTTGGGTTGGCCCAAGTTATGACAGAGTATGCCCTAGATAGACATTTCCACAGACCTCCAACTGGGGTTGGCCCTCATCGGGTTTTCCTGTTTATCGGCAGGATCAGGGTTTAACGTCACCCCTTGCGCTTGGCTGGCCTGTTAAGGCTATGACAGTTATCCTCATGCGAGACTAAAAAGCAGGTATTCTGTTCTTCTGGTATTCAGTTAGGCATATTCTAGTTTTGTAGTCAAGTAACTTGTCGGGCTTCTCACCGGACCTGTCTTAAGGACGCTGCTCTTGGTGCTAGGTCTTAACCTTGTGCCGCCTTGGCTTGTCGCTTTCGATGTATTCAGATTGGCATTTGGTGATCCGGAAGTCTATTGCTAAGTTTGCATGGCAGGTATGCATAAAGTGCATAGCTAAATGATGGGCCAATAGCTCGTGCGGGCGTATGTGCAAGGGTAATAAATTCAAGTAGTTACATATTTTAATCTTGTCATGTGTTTATTTCCCATAAAATAGCTCGCATACGCATGCATACGTGCGCATACACACATGGGGGCGGGTATGTGTGCGTGTATGTGCGCAGGGGCACCCACGGGGGTACGGGCGTTGCCATCTGTATGTACATTGCACCTAGAAATTTTCTCAGAAACTTTTCGTACAATGCAAAAGGGTCCTGCCGAAGCAAGACCCCCCTGAGCACATCCTAAGGTAATATCACTTAAAGCTAGACTTAGGACAATCCTTTAGTACTATTACTTAATAGTATTAAGTCCTAGAGCCTAGATACTATATATCCTATATATCCCTGTCCTAACGGACAGCCCTATTTTAAGGTGATTCGCAGAATCTGTCAAGATAAAAAATTTTACTTTTATCACTTTTTTCTTGTTGACACCAAAATATATTCGTGATACTATATATTTCAAACTACGCATGTAAGGCCATTAACCATGATGTTCCCTGACTTCCCGTTCAGATCAGAAGGTTCTAACAAGATTAGAACTAGATCGTTGTTCTACGAGTATAGCTATGACGACCCTACCTATGCTCTGTTTACAACTAAAGAGATGGACTGGCAAGGAGCCAATGGTGTCACCTACCTTAGTCTGCGTAAGCTCTACTTGTCAATGATCCCTAATGATCCTACTGAGTACGAGTTTGCTCAGACAGTCTTTGGTAGTTGGGATGTTTGGTCAGCCATTAAGAAGTCTCCCTTCATTAAGAAAGACTACGAGCTTTGGCGCAAGGAAGGCATAGTAAAGATTAAGTCTATGGCAATCCAAGCCATTGCAGAAGAGATGAGAAGTAACAGTAGAAGTTCCTTCAGTGCAGCTAAGCTTCTCCTAGAGAAAGGTTGGCTAGATAAGGAAGCAGCCTCTCAGGCCAAGCAAAAGCTAACCGCAAAAGAAAAAGAAGAAGAAGATAAAGAAGCTCTAGCTCTTTTGTCAGAAGATGCAGATAGACTCGGCATACTAAAGCTTAATTAAGGATTCACTGCTTATGGCAAAGAAACCATCTATTAATAATATTACAACTGGCTATACGTCAGCGGAAGCAATCAATGAGAACTTCCAGAACGTAAGAGATGCCTTTGATAATACTTTGTCATTGGATGGTAGCACTCCCAATGCAATGAATGCTGACCTAGACATGAATGGTAACAGCATCATTAATGCTGACACTATTCTAGTTGGTGGTACAGACTACCTAGCCCAAGCCCTAGCTTATCGTAATGCTGCTCAGGCTGCACAGACAGGTGCAGAGACAGCAGAGACAAATGCTGAAGCCGCTGAAGCTGCAGCCTTGGTGTCTAAAACTAATGCCGCAGCCAGTGCAGCTGCAGCCCTGTCGAGTGAGACACACGCAGCATCGTCTGAGGGGGCCGCTGCAGCCTCAGCTAGTTCTGCCAGTACGTCAGCTTCATCTGCATCTACTTCAGCCTCTGCGGCCTCTTCTAGTGCCTCTGCGGCCTCTTCTAGTGCCTCTGCGGCTGCGTCCAGTGCCTCTGATGCAGATAGCTCCGCAACAGCTGCCGCATCCTCTGCTTCTTCCGCAGCTTCCTCTGCGTCTGCTGCATCTACTTCTGCAAGCAATGCTGCTTCTTCCGCTGCTGCTGCTCAAGCATCTGTTGACAGCATTGAAGTATTCTATCTTGGCGCTGAAACAGCTGATCCAACTGTTGATGACAATGGCGATCCGTTAGCTGCTGGCGCTTGGTATTTTAATACTACGTCAGGTGTTGTCAGAATTTATAACGGCACTTCTTGGGTTAATGGCTCTGTCGATGGCACACAATATGCCACGGCTGCACAGGGAACAAATGCAGATACAGCCTATGGCTGGGGCGATCATGCACTTGTTGGCTATCTTACTAGCTACACAGAAACAGACCCGATCTTCACGGCCTCAAGTTGGTATTCGACTACCAACAA